CCTCCGGCAACACTGCTCGCCAGGCTGTTGATGATGCTTGCCACATCCTCCAGGTTGTTCGCCAGCGTAACGGTCACGTTCATCGGATCCTGGATCACATCCGGATAGCTGAGCTTCGTGATCCGCTCCTTGATCGTTGTCCCGAACTCTGGCAGCGGCACCCGGCACATGTACCCGATGTGGAAGCTGTCCAGCTGCTCCCCGGTAGCCTTGGAAAGGTCCAGCCCGCTGATGGTGATCGTCACCGTCGGCTCGCAGTGCCTCCGCAGCAGGTCGTGTGCCCACCGGTTCAGATCCTCTTCTGTCTCTTTGTTCGTGTCCGTTTCGACCTTGCACACGATTCCGTACAGGTCTGTGTTCATGGAAATGCTGTCGCCGACAATGTGCAGATCGTCCTTGCCGATCGGAAAGAGCATCGTATACATTCCGTTCCGGTCTACTGTCTTCTTCAGCGACCGGATATTCCGGTCCATCCGCATCTCGCTGCTGACCTCGCCCGTCAGGTGGTACAGGTCGATCCGGAAAGGATACCGGCTCATGTCCATCTTCCAGAAACAGTCCTCAATCGTGTTGGAAACCGTCTCCAGGGCGCTGAAAAGGTCGTCCCCGTTGAACGTGTACGCGTTCCGCACGTGCCCGCCGGCGACGCTCCCCAGCACCCAGTCCCGCTGGAACTGCTCCAGGATGAATCGCGCCGTGTCCTCGTTCGTCGGGTTGACGCCTTCCTGGCCGCTGATGTATTCGCTCTTGACCTCTCCGAAAATAACCTTGTCCCGCAGCGTGTTGATGATGTGTTCCAGGTTGATGGTCCGCGTCTTCTTCTCAAACTGTTCGTCGACGCTCTTGACCCGCCAGACGATATCGCTGCCCGGACCGTCCTCCAGTTTCAGCCAGTCCCCGACCGCCATCGCCGGCGCGGCATCGCTGACCGTCATGCTGGCAGTGCTCGACCGCTCCGTCAGCTGCAGGTTCAGCGATTCCGGCTGGAACTTTGTGGCCGGCGTCAGGCTGTGGCCGTTAAACAAAATCATCATAGATATCTCGACCTCCAGATGACTGTCATCCTGCAGGCACGGTCCGCGGAATAGGTGCAGCTGATCGTGCCAGGCGCCACCAGCATGTCATTCGCGCCGGATCTGGCTGCCATCGCGCTGCGGTAGCTGCCGCCCCTCCGGATCCTGATCCGCACCAGGCCGTCCTGGTGATCGATGACCAGCGTCTCACCGCCGCCCAGCCCCAGGCTGGAAAAGCTCATCGTATTCCCGCCGACCTTTACTGTGCAGCTGTTGATCGTCATCCCGCTGGTGTTTTCCAGCTCCACATCGCAGACCGTCCTGGCGCTGCCTTCCACCGAAATGCTCCGGCTCCCGCTGGCCGTGTTCCCGCCGAATGTCGCCGTGTTCGCCGTCTCGTCCTCCCAGTAGGGCACCGCATAGGCCCGGAAGACCAGGACGAATTCCTTGGAAAAGTCCCACAGGCTGTCCTCGCCCGGTGCCTCCGCCAGCACCACGGCCGCCCGCCTGTTCGGCTTGTAATTGACCGTCAGAATGCCGCCGGCCTGCGCCCATACGTTCACGGCCTCCAGGAGCCTGCTCCGCTCCGCGAGGCCTGTATCGCTCCGTCCGTTTTCCAGCATCCGGAACTTGACGATGATGTCCATCGTGCTCCGGTGTCTTCCGGTGATCCGCTGGCCGTATCCTGCCGCCGCGTCCACCGCCTGGATGCTCTCTTCTCCAGCGCCGGGCTCGATACCGCTGATCACGATCCGGTCGTCCAGCTCGTCCAGCCATACGCCGTTCAGCGCCACCCGCCGTGCCATTATCATGTGGTATCACCTCATCATCTATAAATGCTGTTCGCAATCTGCTGGCTCACATAGGGCGCCACCAGGGTGCCCACAGCCTGTCCGTCCAGCGTCACCTGAATCCCGCTGACGCCGGCAGCCGCCCCGGTCTTCACCGCTGTCTGCAGGCTTTCCGGCAGGGATGTAAACGCCTGCAGGTCGTCCCCGCTGATGGCGTTGTTGCTGTTCTTGGTATTGACTTCGTTCGTCTCCTCCTGGGTGGTGATCATCCGCTCGTAGGAGTCCGCGACGCTTTCCATGATCGCGACCATCCGCCCGGAATCCATCTCTTCACCGCCCCACAGGCGCTGCAGCTCATTCCATGTATAATTCCCGTCGCTGGTTATGCTGCCGTTCAGCATGGTATGCAGCTGAGACTTCTGCAGGTCGCTCCGGTCACCCAGGCCCATCAGCATACTTTCGATGGTGGAGAAGTCTGCGTTTTTCCCCCAGTCGATGTTCACCGCCTGCGCCGCCTGTGCCAGCCACAGCGCGTCCGTGCTGTTGGACCCGCTGGCCACGCCCAGCCGCCTGTTCAGCGTTTCCGCCTCTTTCGCGTATGTATCGCCCTGCGCCAGGAGCGCCGGTGCCAGTGCCAGTGCTGTCACGCCAGCCGGCACGGCAGCTCCGCTCGCAAACGACCCGATCTTGCTCCAGATCGAAGCACCGGCCGCAGTCGCCGCTCCGGCCCCTCCGGCCCCGCCGGTCGGCATCGATGGCAGGCTCAGCCCGTTCCCGCTGCCGCCCAGTCCGCTCAGGTCCTTGAATCCGTTGACGATCTTCAGCAGGTTGGTGGCAAAATCTGCGATCTTCAGCGCCGCGAACGCCGCGCCGATGGCTGTCAGGGCGGTGATCACGCCGTCCTTATTGTCGATCAGCCACTGCAGCATCCCGGTGATGGTCTCCGCGTTCTCCGCCCAGAACTGCCGCTTCAGCAGTTCGACCTGCTGCTCCAGTTCCTTGATGGTATCGTCCGCCTTGCCAAGCGTCTCGACCTGTTCCTGGCTCATGACGTTGGTCCCGTTCAGGGCTTCTTCATAGGCTTCCCGTCCCGCTGCGAACAGCGGAATCAGGTCCTGCCAGCTCCGTCCGAAAACGTCCTGCGCCTTGTCTGCCTGCTCCGCTTCGTCCGTCATGGCCATGATGGCCTCGCCGGCCGCCCAGAACTGATCCTCCAGGCTCATGCCTTCCGTGCCTTCGATGCCCAGCAGCTCGCCCAGGCCCTTCTTGTTGTTCGCCAGGCGGTTTTTCGCGGACATAATGGTGTCCACGTCCGTGTCGATAATGTCCGCCACATTGTCCATCCGCTGGATGGTTTCCACGTCGACGCCGTACTTCGTCGCCCGGGTCATCACGTCGTCCGCCCAGCTGGTCGCCCCGGTGAAGCTGTTCATGAGCTTCTTCCCGGCGTTCACCGCAGCACGGCCGGCAGATTCCAGCGTTCTGGTTACGCTCTGGATGCCGTTGGTCACGTTCTCCCATGAAATCCCCTTGCCAACTTTGGCAAGCTCTTCATTCATGGTTTTTGCGCCGGAGGAAGCCCCCTCAGCGCCGGACTGCACGTTCGCCAGCTCCGCCTTGGTTTTCAGCATTTCGTTGGTGGCGTTGTACAGCTTGGTCTTCATGTTCTGGAACGCCGCGGAGGATTCGTCCACGCCCTGCTTCTTCATGTTTGCCAGGGCTGTCTGTGCCGCTTCCGCCGCAGCTGCCTGCGCCTTGATCTTCTCGTTCAGCAGGGCGACCTTGTTGGTCGCGTACAGCTCCGCGTTCCCGTTGAGCTTCAGCTGGCTCTCGTTCAGCTTCAGCTGGGCGTCCAGGGCCTTGACGGCGCTCTGGGCATCCTGCATGCTCCGCTTGAACTCAGAGACGCCCGTGACGCCCATTTTGACGTTAACGCCAGTCGCCATTTCCTTACCTCCTTACGCCGTGCTGGACGTCATCGTACATCCGCCGGTATAAAAACAGGTCCATGACCGCTCCGGGCCGCATCCGGTGGATCTCATCCATCCGAAGCCCGGCGATCAGCCCCCAGCTGACGATCATCAGGTACGTCAGCTTTCCTTCTCTTTTTTTTTGTTGATTTTCTCAAGGGTCACGTCAACCGGCCCGTCTTCCTCCTTCGGCGGGATCTCGCTCTCGTTCCCCGCGTTGAAGGTCTCCATGCAGGCCGCCACCACGTCCAGGATCTGGTGCGGTTTCAGTGACCGCAGGATCCATTTTTCCGTCAGGTCCGGTTCTTCGCCGGCTTCCTCGAGGCCCGCGTTCCCCAGGATCCGGACCGTCTTCGCGATCGTGCTCAGGTGCTCCGGTCCTCCGTATAGGCTCGCATCGTTCTCATCCTCCGGATTCCGTCCGAAGATCATATAGCCAAACCGATCCAGCCGGGCCACTTCCTCCTGGATCTGTTTCATTTCCTGCACCGTATAAACAAGCGGGATCGTCCTCCCGCGCAGTGTAATCTCTCCCATTGTTTTTTCTCTCCTTTTCAATACACAAAAACAGGGGCGGAGGATTTACCCTCCGTCCCCATCAATCCGGATCAGGTTACG